TTTACCAATCATTACAAATTGACCAGTATTCAATTCTGCAATTAAGATAGGTCTTCCCCATGCCATTACTTTTAATTCATACTCCATCTCTGCAGATAATCTGGTTAAGATGAATGTAAGAACTTGTGTGAATGATGTAGTACCAGTATCTCTATTACTTGCAATAGTTTGTTGCAGACTGTCTCCTGTATTTTTCACAGCATATTGGAACACTTTACCAGTAGGACCAGGTGCTGAAAGGGGAAATAATGTGGCGTCTAATGCAGTGATTACCTGAGAACTTCCAAGTTCAATGAAAGGATCTGATGTTGCTAATGGATATGCATCATCATAGTTAATGAGGAATATATTTCTAATTCCAGAGACAACATCCTTACACGCTATACTGCCTTTGGATTTTGTTATTTTACAAGCCATGATATAATATTTAAATTGTTATTAAAAAAAAGAGGAAGGAAGAATTTGTCCTACCTTCCTCTTAGGTTCTTAAGTTAGTTCAGAATTAAGGTATGATTCTTCCCCAAACAACTTCTGCACCAAAACTGTATGCTACTTGCGCAGTATATGCAATTTTAGTTCTTATATTTCCATCAAGTCTGTCATCATCATCTGATACACGTACTTGGTTCCACTCATCATTTAAACCTGTTGCAAATACCAAGTTTTTAACTCTGTATGCTACTGCTGTAGCAGCAGGTAAACCAGATAATGCTTCCATTCTGATACCTGCAAAGTTCATGTCTTTCAATCCTACTGTAGTATTGTTACCCATAGAAGCTTGTGCTTCTGAATATGCTTTTGCCATATCATAAGATACACCCATAACTACATCTGGATCTCCATAAAGAGCAGCAGGAATTGCTTCATACACTTGCTCTAAAGCAGCAACTACATTTGCTTTTGTGATTGCAGCAGGAAAATCTATATCAATAACTGCAGCATCTGCAAGGAATTGTGGTAGTAATCCATTTAACTGATTCACAGTGTTATCACCTTGCCAAATTTGGAAAGATAATACCTCTCCTAAAGAGGAAGTCATTGCATCTAAGATTGCAGAAAGAATATCATCTGGAATAGGACCATCTGATTCATAAATACCAGCTTTGTAAGCCTGTACTGTAGAAGCAAATTCATCTTTACAGATTTCTTCATCAATCTTGAATTTTTTAGGTGTTACAGTCTTATCAGTGTAAGTAAGACCACCAATAGGTGTAAAACCACAAGCATAAGCTGTTTGTAAAGCAGTGTAACTAACTCTAGGAAGAACTGCTGTACCAACTACATTAGGTAGTACAGTTATCATTCTCTTATTGATAGTATCAGTTTTCTTGTACGCCTGTACAAGTACTTCAGAAGCTTCTGCTAATGCTAAGGAAGTGTTAATGATATTTGCCATGGCAATAAAATTTTAAATTAATATTATTTTTTATGTGCTGCAGCAATTCTGTTAAAAACTTCTGTAGCTGATTCTTTTAATTTTGTACCTCCTTCATTAGATTTGAGTTTACCTGCTGCAGGTTGTTTAGATAGTGTGTCTATCTGTTCCTGCAGAGAGGATAATTCAGTGAGGTTGCTTGCTTTAAGTGCTTCTAATTCCTCTAAAGCAGCAAGTTTTTCTGCTTGTAATGTAGCAATCTGTGCTTTTAACTCTTCTACTTCCTGTATAATTTCCTCATTAGAGATAATTATACCTGCTTCATCAGTAGTAATTCTTCTTCCCTCAATATCTGTTGTCTGACTTGCATACAATTCACCATTAAGGTATAATGCTTCTCCAACTGAGAAACTATCTGAAGTGAACACATCACCATTCTCCATAACTACTTCTACAAGTTGTCCTTCAAGGTTATCTTCTGTATCTGTTGGAGGTGGATCTATTACTTGTTCTTCTTCCTGTGTTACAGGATCAATTGAAGCAATTGCACCTGAATCATCAGTTTTATATAAATTACCCTCAAATTCAAACTCAATATCTGGAAGAGGATTCATATCTACATCATATACAATGAAACCTATTTCTAAATCTTCTACTGTAATGACACCATATGCCTCTGTAGTGATCTCTTTTAGGTTATCTAACTGTTTTTCCTCTTTAACAAGAGCAAAAAGTTTGTCTAATAATCTCATATTAGTATTATTTTTAGGATTAACTTTTACTTTTTTGAGAATACCATCAATGGAAAATCCTCTTAATTCTTTATTTTTAATTTTTTGAAGAACATCATCATTTTCTACATAACCTGTAACCATCCATGTGCCACGTGGAACAGAAAATCCAAGAGCACTTGCTTTGTCTTTCTGTGGGTCTTCAACAATCCATGTCTCAACAAAAGTCAGATTCTCAATCTGCTTCCCATAATCATGGTTCTCAGTTGAGTTTTGCTGATATCCTCTCTTAATAAACTCTCTTGAAAACTTAGCAATATCTTCTTCAGTAAATACTAAGTTGTAGTACTCCTGGGTTTTCTCATCATATCTCAGTATTTTTTGATTAGGAACTAATACTACACCAGTCACTAACCTTTTTTCCTCATCAATTACTTGTAATTGCACAGGAAGCATATCTTTTGATAAGTTTACAAACAGATACTCATTAGCAGGTTTATCCACAAGACTAATTGCGAATATATTCTCAAATTCTTCATCAAAGACTGCTAAATAATCAATTAACTTTTCCATTACTGTAAGTTATATAATGTAAAGACACACAATGTTGATTTTGTAAAAATAATATGCTGTTCAAGTGATATTTTGTTCATTTTCCTTGAGACACCAGAAAACTTATTTTCTTATTCAAGGGTATGTTTTTATACAGCACACACTAATTTCTCTTCCTCTGAGGAATAACTAAATCCACTCCCTTGAATCACATATGAATTTCTCTGTATCTCTAGGAATTCCAGAGACCTAACCCTGGAAATCCTCAGGGTCTCTCTACACTACTCCTTGATTCAAGTGATGTATGTACCAGTCTACAGGATGTGGAACTCCACAGAGGAGAGAAAAGTACACCTTTTGGTAAAACCTTGTGCATTCACTGAGGACCTAGGTTCTACGTGAGAGAGTTATACCATGAATCTTTTTTAATACCAAGAGTTCACATATGAGTATCTTTGGTTATAGGGAAGAGGATTTTTTATTATAGGGAATAATACTTCCCTAATACCAAAGAGCAGGTGTAAGTGATTTTGGTTGTATAAAAGGTTTATATCATGAGATGTGCCTGAGGAAGTGCTGAATCTTATCACCTGAAAATCTACTTTATATGATTTATGTAATAGGGATTAATAGTTATTAAGTGAGTACTTGCTCTAAATGTGCTCTAAAGTCAGTGGTGGCGCAGGTTTCCAGTGTTTTTACCTACTGCTAAAAATAACAGTCCACTTTTTTGAACACCAGTGAATATAGGGTGTGCAGAAAGCACGACTGCTAAAAATAACAGTCAGAAAGAAAAACATAAGAAATAGAATACAAGAAAATAATAATACAGGTGTTATTTTTAGTAAAAAAAAGATAAAAAATGCATATATATTCAAAATAAGTCATATCTTTGTATATCATTAACCAGTAAAAATTAACAAAATGGAAAATAAAAACAAAGTTGTTCCAATTATGAGAAAATCCAAAATAAAATTAGGAGAATTTGTGAACAAAGAAACAGGAGAAATGCTCCTTGATGAAGTGGCAGGTGCTAATAAAGTATTATCTGTGAAAGAAGATACAGGATTAGTAAAAATTGACAGACCAGATGGTAGTTATGGTACCTTTTCTGCAGAAAGCATTCAAGTACTTATGGGTGTTTTAAACAAGTCTGATTTAGGAAGTGTGTTATCTATTGCAGTAGATATAAAAACTCCTTTAAATGTGGTGTATAATAACAATATACCTCACTCACACGAGACATTACAGAGATATTTAGGTATCAAATCTGAATCTATGTATATGAAACTAATCAGCAGACTTGTAAAAGCTGGTGTAGTATATAAATTAGAAGGTTTAATTCAAGGAGAAGTTAGAAAAATCATCCTTATAAACCCTTTTCTCTTTGCAAAGAGAGCAACATTTGATAAAAAAGTGATTGAAGTGTTTGCAACATTCCCTATTTCTCACAATAAAAACTCTAAAAAAGAAGAATAATGGACACTTTTAAACCAAAATTCAGTGATTTTCTTAGTGAGGAGATATATGACCTTACACAAGATTGGACAGTAGCAGACTGGAGAGACTTTAGAAATAACTTCTGTGAAGAATATTATGAAAAAAGAGTATCTATGCAGGAGAGAAACTTCAAGGAGTGGAAAATCAAACAGATTAAAGCATATAAATTAACCCTTAATAATATATAATATGAAAAATTACACCACATTAAAAGAACTTTTCTTAAAGTACATACCTAGTAGATTTAATCAATATTCTATCTTCATTTTTAATATAGATGTATTGAAAGAGTTTAATGAAATACTAGTATATAACCACGTAGAACCTATTTCTTTCAGAGAGAGCAAAGATTTCTTTAAACAGTTGATAGAAGAAAAGATTTTTTCAAGTAATCATCCTAATATCTATAAAAAATTATAACCATGAAACCTATCATAACACCAACTTCTATCACTATTAAAGAGATATCTCTTCGTGAAGCAGAGAAGTTAATGTTGAAACTATGTAGTGATAACAATATACCTCTTAGATGGTATATGACTTCTCTAAAGGAAGATTTACCTAAGACAATTTCTGTCTATGGTGATGTAAAAAATAGAATTAAAGCAAGAGATTATTCTCTTACTATAACTGCAGCAGATGATATGCTGAAATTCACCCTCAATAATAGAACCCTTAAAAATTAAATATTATGTCAACTCAAATTAAATTTATTCCTTGTTCAGAAGATGTACAAGTGTATCATTATCAAAGAACAACAAAGAAAGCAACACACAGAGATCTTAATGTTCAGACTCTCTCAGGTATCTCTCTGAAGAATAAAGATCAAAAGCCACGTAAGGGGATGCCTGAAAAAAAGAGTGCACCTGGTACATTCAAGAAGTTGAAAGGAAATCAGAAAAAAGGTAAAAAGTAATTAACAACTAAATAATTAATATTATGAATGCAACAATCAGTAATTTAGAAGGAGAAGAGTTCAGAGATTTGGACTTATTTCCTGGATATCAGGTAAGTAACTTTGGTAGAGTAAAAAGTCTGAAACATAAAGAAGATTTTATTATGAAACCAAGATTAGACAATTGTGGATATATGCGTATTGCTCTAAGTATTGCAGGTAAACATAAATTTATACTTGTTCACCAGTTAGTAGCAATAGGATTTCTAGGACACACACCATGTGGACTTACAAAAGTAGTTAATCATAAGAATAAGGATAAGCAATATAATTATGCAGATAACTTTGAGATAACTACTATGAGAGGTAATGCTCATCATGCTAGTCCACCAAAAGGTGCTTTCTTTCACAATTACAGTCAAAGATGGAGAGCAAAGATATCCATAAATGGTAAAGTGAAATGGTTAGGTAATTTTAAAACAGAAGAGGAAGCAAAAGCAGCATATTACAAGGCACTTAGAGGACTTAATTAAAAAAAGAAAGGAGGTAAACACCTCCTTTTTTGTATAGTATAATAATATTGTAAGAAATGTCACAAAAATATGGATTGCTCAATTCTATTACGATCAAGTGCCATTGCTGTAGCAACTTCTGTAGAAACTACCTGTGCTTTAATAACACTATCTCTTCCTCCTATTGTTTGTGCAAGTGCATTAGTAGGTGATTGACCTATTAAATTAAATGCAGCAGCAGAACCTAATCCAGGTGCAGTAGGTTGTCCACCTGCTGAAGGAGCAGAACCTCCACCCCCACCTTTAGGTGTTTTAACAGCAAGTATTTTTTTCACATTTGCTAACCCTGCAGCAACAGCAATACCAGCTGCTACAGCACCTAATGCAGGACCTACTATAGGTATTCCTGATAATGCAGCATATGCTTTAGTAGCAGATTCATAAGTAGATATTGTAGTACTTGCAATTGCAGCAGCTTTACCAGCAGCAGTCTGTTCTCCTAATAATTCAGCAGCCTGATTAAGAGTTGCAATTGCTTGTGCTCTTCTATCAGCATTTGTTTTTGCTTCTGTATCAGCAATTTCTTTATCTGCTTTAGAAGCATCATCTTTTATCTTTTGTTCAGCGTCATATTGTATCTTCTGATGTTTTAATTTTATTTCATTTTCTGCATTAAGTTGAGCATCCAATAATGCTTGAGTATCTAAACCAAATTGTTTTGCAAGTTCTATTCTTTTACTAAAATCATCTTTTATTCTTGCAAGATCTGCTTCCTGTGAAGTCATACCAGCAAGTTCATTCTCTCTTTTAGTTTTCTGTATATCCTGGAACGCTTGTGATTCTAACTGTTGTGCATTTTCACCAGCTTTTCTAATTCTATCTAACTCCTCTTTATCACGTTTTTCTTGTTCTTTTTTTGCAGTTTCAGAATCTCTTTTTCTTTGTTCCTCTGCTTTTTTAGCATTTTCTGCTTGTATTTTTCTCTGCTCATCACCTCTACTAAACTCTATAGCAGCAAGTTGTCTGTTCAATTCAAGAGCCAACGCTTGTTGATCTGCACCATCTTCTTTTATTGCTTCATTATATTTATTTTTTGCAGCAATTTTCTGTTTAGTAAATTCATCTAATTGACTTTCATGTTCTGCTAAGAATTTTTTATTGAGAGCAATAGAAGCATCTGCTTCTGCTTTCATTCTGTCAACAGCTCTTGTTGCATCTGAAGTAACACCTATAAAATCTGTAACTCTCTCAATAATTCCTCCTATGAAATCACCAACTGCCTTAAGACCAGGAACTAATTTATATGCAACCTCTCTTACCTTATCAAAGTTTTCAATCAATAATCCAAGACCTATAACTAATAAACCTACTCCTGTAGCAGCAAGAGCACCTTTAAGTGTTTTTAAACTACCTCCTGTAACACCTATTGCCTCAGATGCATCTTTAAATGTAGAAGCAAGACCACCAGTAAGTTCATTAAGTAAACCTACAGCTCCTCCATTATCAAGTATACTCTTGGTGTTTTTATTTACACTATCATTGAGTTTTCCTGTAGAGTGCTCTACTTTAGTAGTTGCATCATCAACCTTATTAAGAGATTGTTCTGTCTTATTAAGATTAGCAACTGCATCATCAGAATTAACTACAATGTCTATAAATCTCTGTATAATATTAGCCATGAGTTCTGTGTATTAACTTCTTAAACATTCTTTTTAACTTGTCAGCAGGTAATTCATATTTACCTTTTGCAATTCTTATTGCTGTGTTGGCTTGGTTATACTTAACCATAGACAACATTGTAATTATATCTCTCATTATGGTATATTTAATATTCCCTGTTGTTCAACCAATATTGTTCTTATAGTGCCATTATCAAAATAAAGTCTCACCATTGCTCTTCTTGAATTAAATACTTCTGGAGGTGTTTGCAATATTTTGGTTTTAACAAGAAATGTACATTCATCTAAACCAGTACCATTAGTATTTAGAAATTGTATCCAATCAATACCATCACCTAAATCCATTACATCTGCATACCATCCAATCTTCTGCTGTATTGTAACACCATAATACATTTCACCTGGTGTAGCAAGAATATATGTTCTGTTAACCAAAGGAATACTTTCATCAACCTCTAAAGAGGTTTGTTTACTATCTAAGGCAATACTATAAAAAGCATCATCTATTTCATAAATAAAACTTCTTGGAGTATTACTATAACTTTCGTAAATAGAACCATCATTATTTATAATAACTGATGTAGTATAAACATTATTATAAGTAGTAAAACCTGTTTTCTCTCCTTGTATTAGTAACTTATTACCTAATACACGTTGTGCATGTACTATTTTACCACTTGGTCCTATATTACCAGTTAAAGGACTAATCATATTTCCTGTAATACCATCAATTAAAAAGAGTCTGTTTACAACAGTACCTTTAAATACTGTAATTTCACCATACACCCATAAAGAAAAACTTGGATTAGATGGATTAGGAGGATTTGCAGGAACAAGTCCTATAGGTGTATTTGCTACAGCAGTAATCCCACTTCCTACATTATTTATAAAACCACCAGTATCCTGTAATCTTGCAATTCTGCTTGCAGTAGTACCATTATATGTAATGAAGTATCCTGAAGCTACAATACTGTCATCAGGCATAACTACAACATCTGTAACAATATCATTAAATCCACTACCACTACTCCATCCAGGAAACACAGTACCATTGTAATTAAGTTTAATAATTCTGTTATGTGATACAGAGTTAAAAAACTGATATTGCCCTACTACAATTATACCATCACCAGCATCTGCAATTCCTAATGTTGGACTATTAAATCCTGCACCTATGTTAGTTCTGAATGTAGTATCTAATGCACCTGTATAATAATTTATTTTTGCTATCTTATTTGCAGTAACTCCATTATATGTTGTAAAATTACCAGTTACATATAAGAAATCTCCAATTCTTATTAAATCAGAGAAGAATACTGGTACAGGTCCAGAAAAACCAGTTCCTACATTAAATTCTGGTACTACAATCCCTGCCTTATTTAATTTTATTAACTGATTACTGCTTGGTTGTGATATTGTTCCTGAGAAATTACCATATAAAATAACATGATTTTCATCACTTAAATAATCTACAAAGTATAAATCACTGCTTATAAAATTATCAGAAACAAAATTTATAGGTAAAGGTGGTGATGTTACTGCCTTAAATAAATTAAGAGTAGCATCTCCTGTATTAAGATTAAGTTTCATATCTTCTATCTTATATCTCTGGTCTTTTATAATCACAGTATCCTCTAAATCTAAGTCTTTTAGAGTTTTAGGATCAAGATTGACTGCTTTAAATGCAAATTTTCTCTGCTTATAATTGTATATTTCATCAATCCACTGTCTCCATTTAGTTTCAAATAAACTTTGATTTATAGTAGTCTTGTGCCAAGGGTCAATATTAAGAGGATTAAAATTAATACTCTGTGTTACCTGATTAGTAAGCATATCATTTGAAGAAGCAAAAATACTTGGATATACTAAATCTTCATAAATATCAGCACCAAATCTTGTTTTTGGGGAAGCATTATCAATAGAAGATATTCCTATGTTATAAAATATAATTGCTTTACTTTTATTTTTATCATAAGTAGCACCATTATCATCTTTAGATATACTTTCTCCTATCATTAAATTAGTAAGTTCACCACTACTGTTTAGAAGTCTTTCAAATAACATATTTTCAAAACTAACTGATACTTCTAATTTATTCTTAGTGTTAACCTGATCTTCACCAAAACTAATTCTCAAATCTCCATAACCAATACCTTCAATATTTCTGTCTTTATATGCTTTACCTCTAAAGTTTTCAGTATCTAAATATTTAAAAAGTATTTCTTTATATACTTCTGGTTTTCTGATGTTTACCTCTTTGAAATCTATAAATTCAGTCAAATCTACAGTACCTCCCTGTAAATAAAAACTGTTTAATGTTGTCATATAAAATTTACCATTTATATTATATGGTTGTCTTGGTTCATATACACTGAAAGGTAATGGTCTAATTACTAACTTAAACATCTTCATAATGTTCTGAATAAATTCAGTAACCTTCATGTCAGGAATGTTAGCTGCTATACTTATTTTACTTGCTGAAGATTTTATATTATTAACACTGTCTTTTTGGTCTTCTATACTTGAACTAACAACACCAGTAGAACTATTTCTTGTTATTATTCCAGTCATAACCTGAACATCTACATCAAATATTATAGGAGCTGAAGATTTTACTAATAATCTGTATATTCCTGTATAATATATAGGATCAATTGATCTAAAAGCAGCATTCCAAGTAGCAGGAAGATTAGAAGTAGTTCCTGTTCTTATATCACTAACATATACTGGTACACCATCTACATCATCAATAACAGTTACTGAATAAGGTATAGTAGTATAACCTGCTTGTGGTGTAAGAGTATAATAAGCAGTAGAATATCCTGAATATGTTGCATTAAGATCATCACTGAAATGAAAACTATCAAGCATAGTTACTTGTATATCACCATTAGGTAAAGGAACAATATTACTGCCATCACCATATATTACTGTAAATGTATTTGTAATTGGTATATGTGCAAAAGCTGAAGCAGGAAAATCTTCTGCTCTGTTTAACCACATAAACAGGTTCATAAATTCTGCTCTTCCAAGAAAATCTCTTGAGAATTGAACCTTGTATTTTAACTCAATTGCTTCTATAATTTTTATAAGTCTTAATGCAGGTCTTACACCTTCAGATCTAATAGCATGTGAAGGATCACTTATAAGATCAATATCTGTATTAACACTAGAAAGTGAGGGTTCTAATGTCCATTTTTTATCTGAATAATTAATCATAGGAGTAAGAGTAGCACCACCATTAAAACTCTGATCAGATATACTTTGATAAAAAGTAGCTGCTGTATTATCATAATCATACATTGATAATCCATTAGGTGCTGCCTCAGTATTATTTCTTGGATTATCTAAATCTGCTAATTTATCTTCTCCAAACAAATCTGTCAACTGAATTATACTGCTGAATAATCCTATTGTATAACTATCAACTCTGTTATCTTTAATTTTTATACTTTCAAGTTGCATCACTGCATATCTGTAAGGCATTGTATCTGTTTCTAAATAACACTCTACTTTTATATTTGGATTATATGAAAACTCCTGTGCAACATCAATATCAAAAAAGTATCTGAATATCTCATTATTAATATCTGTTGCAGGCACACTGAAACTATTAGAGAAATCTGAATATACTTTATCAAGCTTACTTATATCATTTACCTTAATCATATATTCCATATTTTCATCATGAAATAAATCAAGTCTTTTGAAACCTTCACTACCTACTGCCCACACTCCTATCTTAAAAGTACCACCAGTAGTAAAACCTGTAGTATAGAAACTGTTATTTAAATCAAATTCATTAAGAGAAGGAACATTGCTTATTATAGGCACTGTTATATACCAGAAACCATCTGTATTAGGAATACCAATACCTTTTATCCACACTTTATCACCTGTTTTCAGTCCATGTGCTGCAGAAGTAAGTCTGATTTGACCTAAACCATTATTAAATGCAGAAGTTATTGTGGCAGTTCTGTTAACAGTTGGATAATTTATATATATTGCTATCATAATTACTGAAGATTTTTAATTGTTTCATGTGCTAACTCTACAGCAATAGAATACTGAATCAGTTGTTCATCTCTTACTGTTTTAAATGACATACTATCATTAACTTTAATAACAGGCAGTGCATTACCTGCATTATCAACTATCCAGAGTTCTTCTGTTAATTGCAATTCTTTAAGAGGTGCATTCATATATTCAGGAAGAAAAGCTGTATTAAGAACTAATGTATCATTTCCAGTAATATTATATTCTTTTTTATTATGGTCTTTTATATCAAAAGCACCATTGATATCTACAGTATTTCTTAAAAATCTTGCTCCTAATGCTTTCACTGTCTTCTTAACATTACCAGTTACAGGAAATCCTTCTAAATATCCATATCTGTTTTTATATACAAGTTGATATTGTTTATCACATGCATCATATAAATTAAACCTTATGTGATATTCCTGAAATCCTTCAAAAAATGTATATTCTATCCAATCAATACCAGGAATATCAGTCTTAACAGATAATCCCATAATATATCCATTACTTAAATTTGCATCTTTAGTAATGGTTATAGGAACATTAGCAGGATTTGCAGATGTTTTATAATAAAGAGCACTTATAGGTAAAGATTTAAAATATATTGCCTGAATACTGTTTCTCTCCACATATCTTGCACTTCCTGTGATTAATATAGGAATATTTTGATTATCATAATAATCTAACACATCTGTATATCCATCTGTAGCAAGATATATTTGTGTATGGAAACCTACACTAGTTTCACTACCAATATTATCTGCTGTTACTTTAACCCATTTTGCTTCAAAATCACCTAAGAAATATGTTTTATTCTCATTAGGACTTTGTAAAAAAAGATTAATATCTCCTTTTAATTGTCTTCTCAAGTAAGGAGATATATTTATATAAATATTTTGCTGACCAGGAAGTACTTTTACTTTATCTATAATAATATAAGGATCTGCAGGTGGAAATTGTACATTACCAAACCAGGTATAAATAATAAATTGTGTTGTATCAAAAGGTTCTATTTCTTCAGAAGAGATATATAATTCACTTCCTCTAACTTTTGCAACAAGAACATCTTCTAATACAACTGTAGGAGTTATGTCAATTTGTTTAATCACATCATCTTCTATAACATCTTCCAGAGTATCTATTAATATTACTCCTGTGGTATTTTCTATCACATCAATATTCCACAGATCATTTATTGTTCCTGCAATAGTAACAATAAGCTGATAACCATTCACAGCAAGATACTCTACATTACTGTAAGTATTAAATGCTCTAAGATTATCAACAATATTTTGTAAAGTCTCTGCAATAGTGCTTCCTGTTCTGAAATGTGTATCATCACTGATACTTGCTGATGCAGTTCTAGTTACAAGAGTAGAGGTATCATTGTTCTTTCTTATATCCAAAGTTATAGTGCTTCCTTCAGGAGGAATACCTGTTAGAGTAAAAGTAACTTTAACCTTCTGAATATAATCAATTGCAATATCAGTCATAGTACCACTATTAGTTATAGTGGAATAACTACCTGCAAAAGGTGCTACCACAGGTAGATATCTTCTTAACATAGGAACCATGTTTGCAGCAGTCTCTTCTGCAGTAGCTCCTAGAGAGACCTCATAAGGTGCTGCAGCTAAAGTAGTAAACTTTAACAAGAGGTCTGGATAATCAAGCAGAGGATCTATTGTGATATCAAAATTAGTTTCATAACCATTAATATTATTGGTAAGAATATTGAACCTATTTATATAAGTACTTCCTGTTTTCACATAATACTCTATCTTCTCTGAATTAGGAGGTCTGTTGATTATAGGACTACCATTTGTGGTAGTAATAGTCACCTTATTACCTAGTACACTCACCTCTAATAAAGGATAGTCAATTATGATAGCTTCTGATACTTTAACAGCCATATCATCCACATCAATACCTTGAGTTACCTCATTTGGTAGTGTTCTCAAGGATTTGATAGTCTCATTCACTGATACTAAAGTGTTATCAACATAAGGATTTGCATAGTACTGGAATGATATTGTGTTTTCCAGTATATCCACACTATTAAAGGTTACTATGATTGTATTTCTGGTCATGATTATTAATTATTAGGTGTTTTATTTTCTTTATAAAAATCATCCCAGAATAATTCTGCAAAATTTGTTGCAAAATCTTCTATTCTGAAATCATTCTTCTCTACAAAGTGATGTTTTCTGTTTGCATAAATTGCATAATGCACAGCATCCACAGGAATATTAAATATACTTGCAAGTGTTGGCATCAATACTGTTATACTATCACGCAACCTCCCTGTTTTCACAGGGGCAGTTGCTTTCAGTCCTGACTCATATGTGGTCAGGAAGTCTTTTAAACTAGATGTTCTTGCTGCAGTTTCCATTATGCTGTCTGTACTGTTACTCCTCTTGCAATAAGAGTATTTTTATCTGTTATTCCTTGACCTGTAGGTGCTGCATTTAATCTTACATTTACTAATCCTCCTGTTGCAATAGGCAATGTTACACATTTTGCTAATATAGCATTTACACTTGTTGCCACTAAATTATTATTCTCAAGTTGCAGAGTAATAAGATTACTTTGTAATAGAGCAGAGTTAAATGTTCCTGCATGACAAGTATCTAAACTAAGTGTTGATAAGTTTGGAAAAGGTGTTGCTGTAGGAGCAAATCCAACTAAAGGGTTAGAAAGCATGTACAAAATACGCAGTGATGCTGGTAAAGCAATTGTAGGATTAAAAGTAACTATCTGATTACTTGACAAGTCTAAGAAATTCAAACTTGAAGGTAATGCAACAGAAGGATTGAAAGTTACAATTGCATTATTTGCTAAATTTAAACTTGTAAGTCCTGCTGGTAGTACACCTGCAGAAGGATTGAATGTTACTATTCCACAACTATTTAAAGCAAGAGTTTTAAGAGTAGATGGTAAAGGTATAGTAGGATTAAATGTTACTATATTATTACTACCTAAATATAAATCAATAAGAGAAGCAGGCAATGCCTGTGTAGGATTAAAACTTGTTATTGATATGTTAGACAAATAAAGATACTGCAATCCACTTGGTAAAGGTAATGTAGGATTGAATGTAGTTAATACATTATTTCTTAATCTCAAATCC